GTTGAAACCACCACCTGATCCTCCGCCACCGCCTCCACCGCCAGCACCAGCGATTAGAGTTCCATTATAATAAAAACCTGTAACACCACCACCAGAACCAGCAGTAGCACCATTTCCCCATGCACCACGAGCTCCACGTCCTGAAAGACATCCTGATGCACCACCAACTCTAGGAGTGTCACCACCAGGTTCTGTACCATTACCGATACCACCTGGCCAATCATTCCAAGGATTTCCTGTAGAAGGGTCAATACCTGGCGTTCCTCCAGAAGTATTTCCTTGTCTAGTGTTGAAACCACCTACACCACCCTGACCTATTTCCCAACTAAAAGTTCCTGTGTTTGCAGTCATTGTACCAGTTAACAATGCACCTCTACCACCATATCCACCATTAGCACCAGTTTTACCTGATATTGTAGTTGGCCAACCAGACCACGTAGATGAACAGTTAGATCCTGAGTTAGCATTACCAGGACCTCCACCACCACCTGAGACTTGAATTGTTATACTTCTAGAAATCTCATTAGAAGATGCTGCTGGTATTTGATATGATCCATTTGTAGTATATTCAGTTTCTGGATTATTAACTACTTGTTCTTTTGCTTGAGCAGTTCCATTTCCACCTCCACCAAATCCTATTGCACCTAATGCGTCATTACCACCACCATTACCAATCATACCACCATCAGCTCCATTACCACCAGGCGTTTCTGTGATTGAAATTCCATTCATATTCAATAATGCTGCAGGAACTTCTAAAACTCCTCCTGCTCCTCCTGCACCACCACTATTTCCTGCTTGTCCACCTTCACCACCATAACATCTAATAGTATAAAATGTGCCATCAATTGTAAGACCAATTTCTGCATAACCACCATCTGTGCCATCAGTATCACTATCTGCACCGCCACCACCTGGTGCTTGCATTGTAATATACATTCCAGTAACATCTCCCGCACTAGAAGGAGGTGATGTTACAACTGTTGAACCTGGAGTATCAAGTGTGACTTCTTTAATATTAATAGCATCGCCAGGTATATCAAAAATTTCTTGCTTTCCACCTACCCTTGTGCTAGTGTCAACCACATATGCTCTTGGTGGATCTAATATCTCTGTCTCTGCAAAATAACCATTTGCTAATTTTACTGTTATGGTGCCTGTAGCAGGAGTTGTTGCAGGAATCTCACCAGTTCTTGGTTCTACACTAAAAGTCGCAGCTCCAAATCCAGGTGCTATTATTGTGAAGTTACCACTGTATTCCAATGGTAGTGCACCATTAACAGTTACTATGTCATCTACTGACAAGTTATGTGCACCATCCGTATTGATAGTAATATAACCAGTATTAGAATCATATGTCATTGAAGTGACATTTACACTTGCTGATTCTGATACCATGTATTGATATTGTGCATCACCAGTATCTCCTGCTGTTTCACCGATACCATTGGTATTACCATAAGTTGCTGTCTGTGAGTTCTGTAATGGTCTACCAATCAAACCATGTGAATGACCAAGTGCACCACCAGCAGAACCATTTGGTTCAAATACATTAATATTTGCTCTACTATTAATATAATTGACTGCAAACTTATCAACTTCAGTAGGTCCTAATTCTGCTAGTTTTGTCTCATCTACTTCTACAGATAATATCCTATGATTATGTGTAGGAGGGAATGGAAAAACATAATCATCCATAGGTCCTATTTGATACTTGACAGATCCTGTAATATATGCAGATATGTCAGCAGTTATATCAGTATATCCTGTAGTTTTAACATCACCGATAACAAAAAACTCACCACTATTCATCAATGTATCTTTAGGAATATACCACTGTCCACCAGTCTGTCCAACAAAGTTGTTGACTGCATTCTCTGGAGTAGCTGTTCCTGCTCCGTTTACATTACCAAACCCAAGTATCTTTCTATTTCTATAGTCTGGTAAATTAAATGTTCCAATATTGTATGGATAATCTCTTAAAGAAAATGATCTTTGTACTATTATATCTGGATGTGTGTCTGCACCACCTGTTGAAACAGCAACTGCAATTGATCCACTCATCGTAATATGATTTTGACAATTATAATAAAGAGTTGTTGGACTTAAAGTAGCTGTATAAAGTGTTACTGTACCACTATTTGTTATTCCCACAGCACCAGAACCAGCACCATTTCCATTTACACCATATGCATTATTAATAGTTTTTTCTTGAAGTTGATCACCAGTTCCAGTACTACTAGCAGTTTTGATTAAAAATGGATGATTATCATCTGTAGTAACAGCAAATTGAGCTACATCACCATCTTGAAAATTAAGAGTGGGATTATTACCAGAAACATTACCATTCCTATCAGTACCGTTTATAGTCCATGAACTTTGACCATTATTAGTAACAGTAAATGTATAATTACCAGAACCAGATGCGAAATTTTTAGTGTAATCTACTGGGTTAACAGTTGTTAAATCAACACTATTTGGAAATACTAATTCATATGCAAATTCATTTACTGCTGCATATAAACTAACATCTTCTGTTGGTTGTATTAATGAATAGAATGTATTTTGATTGAATACACCATTACTTGGAAATCCACCAAATGGATTTCCGTTGGGATCTAATGCAAATCTAAACACCGCACCATATGGATATGGTAGTTTTACATTTGCCTTGGTATTTGTAGGATCATGATAAAATTGGAAGAACATTTTATTGTTTATCATATATGATCTTCTCAATCCACCAGGTTGAGCTGCTTGAGTTACCTCTACACTCTCAGATCCACCGTATCTATTTTCTATGATGCTGTATAGTTCTGGGTAGTCACGAATTAGTAATTCTTTTCCATCACAATATAAATGTTGTGGATATGTGTATTCTGGATCTTCACCTAATATCTTTTGATCAGTGCCAACAAAGACAGGAAGAATTGATCCGACAGGGGAGTGGTTACCACTTTTGTCAGAATAATAATTGGTGTATGTATTCCTGTATGTTGCCATCTTAATATTTAATTAAAAATTCTTGGACTAGAAATGGTTGAATGTAGGCGTCTGCCTTGTTTTCTTCGTTAACATCAATATTAATTGTTGATGTTATGTCACCACCAGGAATATATGCTGGTTTTGTTACTACGTTGAATGTGTGTGGGTCTTGGTTGAAAGGAACCAAATGTTTGTGCACACAATCACCACCAAATTCTTCAACATCACTGATAACATTATTAAGAGCACCATACGTAATCCTATTTGCTGTTCCATCAAATGGAACTTGAGTTGCTTGTGAAACCAAATTTGGTGTATAGTTTGGTGGTAAAGTTGCATATCCAAGTGAATTACCATTTACACCAGTACCAGTAATTGCACCATCAAATTGATGACATTCAGCACCACCAAAACCACACTTGTCTTCAGTTTTACAAGACATCTCAGGAACATATGTGATATTACCACACTGTGCTGGTACTGCACCTGGCACACCTCCAGGAGAGTTATAAATGGGATATCCTGTGAGTGCTTTTGAACCCAAATCAGAACATTCAAATTGCAATATGTTTCCAGTTAGATTACCTTGTAAATCTTGCTCAGGAATATCACCAGGTATCAAACATTTATCTGTTTCATTAAAGTTACATCCTGACCAACAACCATTAAACCATGTGTGAAGTTCAGGAGGAGGACTACTAAATGGATTTAAACTAAAACATTGAACCTGATGCGTTCTATCTCCATTATTAGGACCATCAGCTAGTCTTTGTGCAACTATTTTGGAGGCAGCTGCTTTACATAATGGTTGGTTAGTATTATTTGTCCATGGTATAATACACAAAGTCATTTTAGAATTACGTGAGTTTCTACCAAATAAACCAAATTCATTACCAACACTAGCTGAAATCCTTGATCTTTTACCATCATGAAAATGAGCATGAGGTTGAAATGCTGTGTGTAATACTTCTGTTTCCTCAGTATAATTACCACTAGACTTGGTAAAACCAGGTTGTCCTGTAATTTCTATTGTTTGTGATGGCAAGAAAAAATTACCTTGATATTGAATTTCAAATTGAGTACCAATATTACTGCTTACATCCATACCCACACCAGACTTAGTTATCTCTACTCCTGCGTCATTGTTCAAATAAGTGTCAAGGTAATCTCCTAAGTTTGATGAGAATGAAGTTTTAGTAGACTTCGCACCAAGATCAGGTACTTGAAATTGATTATCAAGTAAAGTTGTATCTGGTTTTTTATATCTACAGTTAGAACCTACACCTAAAATAACAGCGAGTTCTGGAAATATACTTGCATCATAAACTGCACCATCACATCTCAAATATCCAGCAGGAAGAGTTTGATATAATGTTGGATCTTCTGGATCTGCAGATGACAACTGATTAGACCAATTGATAATTGATCCTGTCAATGTACCAAGTTTTCCTTTTTCTTTTGAGTATAATACTGGCATTAGTATGCTCGAATAATGTACAAAGTGACTAATGATGGTGTATTAGGATTAATCTGTACACTTAATCCTCTATCTACATCTATTGGTTCTAAGTTTCCAGTAGTCATATTATTTATGAGTAAAGTGCTAGGCAAGTTCATTTGTCCTGTAGTCATTGCAAGATCAATAGTGAAATGATTATGAGATCCTAATGAATTGGAAGTAAAAGCATCACCCCGATGATTCAATGTTGTAGGATATGGAAAATCTCTTCCTACTTCATCTGGAGTTGAGTCATAATAATCTGTATTATTATTTGTTGGAGGAGTTGCACCATTACCTCTTCTTGCTATTGGAATTTGATCTGATGCATAATAGTTTTTTTGTCCTAAGTATGTGCCAGGTGGTGGGAAAGGAGCGGTCACTGCTCCTTGTTGCACATTTGTTATACATGTATTGTCATCTTGATATTCTATTGTTTGTCCATGTGCTCTAACTACCCTAGGAACTGTTGGTACTACTGGAACTACATCAGAATCTGTACCATAATGACGGTGAACTCCCAATGTTGGAAGCGAATTTGCTCCTGGATCATATGCAGTCCATGTAACTGTACCAGGATCAAATCTATCTGCCAGTGGTTCAGCAGAAGTACCACCCGTATCTGATCCCGTTGAGTATTCTGAACTTGCAACCTCAAAATATCCAGCTTCAAATGGTCCTAGATAACCACCACCTAATTCTACTGATGGATAAAAACTACCCTCTGGTCTTGGATGTGTATGTGTAGCAGTATGTTCAACACCTAGTTTTCTACGTACAGTTCTAATAGTATCAAAATACGATGGTTCTTCAATACTAATACCTTTTATCTTCCCTGCTAGTTCTGATTCAACATTTGCTGTAAATTGTACGTCAATATAAGATAGCACGTTTGCTAATGGTTGCTCACCCTCAAATCCATTTTCTGAAATATACTGTCCTACAATTGATAGTTCTTGTCCACTTAATAAATTACCCTCTAAATCTATTGGAACTGTTTGATTTAGTAGTGGTATATTAAACACATCATCATCATTATAACTTGGATATGAATTGCTTATACCAACGAAAGGTTGACCAATCTCTACTATAGGACCATATTCATTACCCAATATCTGTGCAAGTAATGGGTAATCTTTTGCTCTGAGTTGAGAACCATCACAGACTATCCAACCTCTTGGTATACCATCTGGAGACAGTGCTGACTCACTTGTACTACCAGTCCATGGCATGATTGTGCCGATAGGACTGGCTTTCTGTGCTTTTATACGGTTGTAACTTGGCATTTATACCTCCATTAACCACCAACCTTGTACGCTGGTAGGAATTCCTATTTGACCATTGTTATCTTGTGAACCAAGATAGATTAATGCAAATGCTGCATTAGGAGTCTGAACTACAAGTTCACCAGATGGATATGGAGTTAATCTATCTCCAAATAGTGTTCCAAGTGA